CATACACACTATTTCCAGTAATAAGACCATGTGCTGATGCTGTGGTTACAGTAGCGGTTGTGCTACCAGTGACCCTCGTGACGGTGGCTGGAACAGAATTGACAACCGCTCCCGAAAAATTCACCCAAGCCTTTGCCGTGGTCAGGCAGCTCGTGATCGGGTTGCCTTGGGCGTTGATTACGCCGTCTGCGGCGATGCGGATTCTTTCTACGGAAGAAGTACCTATCGAAATAGGGGCAGGGTTGTTAGTTGCAATTACTCCAACGCTATTATTTTGAAATATCACCTGTCCACTTTGGGCATTTGAAACGCCGTTTAGATTTGTTCCAGTAGCCGTGTTTCCATGCTGACGAAGAACAACTCCTGTATAAGTAGGCACACTCCAAAAGTTAGACGCTCCAACTATTAAATCCGATGCCTCGCTTGTTGTTGATGGTCGAAAAGTATTGCTTGCCCCAACAACCTCAAGTTTACTACTCGGCGAACTCGTTCCGATGCCTACGTTGCCGTCTGCTGAGATGCGCATCCGCTCCGCGTTGTTCGTAGCGAATACCAACGGTAGATTATAAACTGAGCTAACGACAGCAGAAACAGTCGAGCAATACAGCTGAATTTGCCCAACGATGGCATTTAGCGCATTGGTGGCGTAAGCATTGAACGTTCCAATTCCGTTTGCCGCATTAGGAACAGCTTGAATCAGGGGATTCTGACCTCCCTGTGCATTTAAGTCACCGTTCGCATTCCAAGTCGGCCCACCCGTGGAGAGTTTGGAGGGGGTGACGGCTCCGCCTGCGATTAGGTTGGAGGTTATATCCCCAGGTTGAAGGTTTGATGCGGCTTGTGGCACCCATGCAGGGGCAGACGTAAGACTTGTCGCCTGCAACACATACGGGGCAGTACCAGATGCCGTCGATGTCGGGGGGAGGTTGTTTGCAGTCGCCTCCTGCACAAGCATGGTGAGCTTGTCCAATGCCCTCTCGTGGGTCGTAGCAGGGAACCTATCCCCTGTCGTGTAGGATGTGAGTTGGGTTTTCTTCGTAACCCTAGTCACAATCAGGGTAGATCCTGCCGCTATAGCAGAGGGGGTTGTGATGCTTCCCGTGCTATTATTGCCCCCAGAGACCGTGTAATCTGTATCTTTTACAAGCGTTGTAGGCACCCCTGCGGTGTTCCTAACAACAAGTAATTCGTCCGCATCCAAGAAGGGAAATTCAGTAATGGGAAAGGTGGTTACCCCCCCTCCCGTACTGAAGGACTGGCTTGTTTTGGTCGTAGAAACGGACATTGCCGCTACTACTAACTAAAGTTAGTGCGCTCGGCAAGAGGAATGTTAGTCGCCTGTTACTGCTTTCTTTGCGTTCTTACTAACTCCGAAGGCATCGTTGGCTAGATGGGACAGGGAAGCGGCTGCGGCAATGCTCTCGTTGAACAAGCCCCCCACGCTCAAGATCCCGTCTATATCCTTGAAGGTCATCTCCCAATCGGCGTCTCCCTCGACATATTTCGGGATGTGCTTCATGGCCCTGATGAACCCGCCAAAGTTAATCAGGGAGCCGGTCTGGTGGTACTGGTTCACGGCATCGTAAAATCCCGTGCTGATGGCATCACCAAGGACGGGGATACCCCTGACTTGGATGGAGTCAACCAAGGTCGAAGTCAGCATCCGCTTCAGCCCCCAATGCTTCTCGTCAAACCACTCGTCATCGTCGTCGTCCCTTGCGTCACTCCATGCGTTGCGGATGATGTTGCCAAGTAGGGAGTTGAGGACAACCAAGGAAACTAATGTCCTGCCGATCCGTGCAGGGTCTTGGACATTGATGGCATAGGCGGCAAGCCCCAGGTTCTTGCGTGACTCGGAGGCAAAGGCCCAGAAGTTGCGGATAAGCCCCGTGGAGGTGTTTTCAATGACCGACCTTGCGCCCATGCGGGTAGGCTGGGCGAGCTTGTCCACGGCCCTTTCTGCGACACTCTTGGCGTATGCTTCGGGGGAGGGGATGCCCATCTGCTTCGCCTGCTTGAGGTGGTAATCGTAGGTGATGGCATAGGTGCCTGCCGTGAAGATGGCATCTGCCCCGGAGATGAGGCGACCTAGCTTCTCGACGGCAGACTTGACCACATTCGGGCGATCCGACTTCAACCCCTCGACTGCCTGCCTGACAATGGGGGGCATCTCGTTAAGCCTGCGCTGGATATAGTCAGACTCAAATGCCGCCTTCCACCCCAAGTTACCAGAGAGGAGCTTGCTCATGCGTAGGATGTAGGCGCCGGTAGGCATCTCTGCGAGTGCCGCCCCTAGCTGCGTGGACTGAATAATGATGGTGCCGATCCTGCCGACAAGGGCGACCCGTGCCGCCCTGCCTCCAGCTTCCGATATATCCTTGGATAGTCCAAGCTGTGCCTCTGCGCTACGGACTCCACCCTGCGAGAAGAGGTCTGTCCAAGTGTTGAGGACTGCCTTGGCCTCCTTGCCCCCCTTGGCTTCGATAGCATTCTGGACATCGCGGTTGCGGAGGATGCCATTGGCCTCTGCCATGAAGGGGGCGTAAGCCTTCCAATGCTCCATCTGTTTCGTATGGGCAATGTAGGTCTGGAGGGCGTCTTGGAACTTCGGCTCGGCAATCGCCTGCCCACGGGTACGGAGTGCGCCGGGAGAGGTTCCCCTTGCCGCCATGACGCCTCCCGTTACAGGGTCGATAGCAGTTCCAGCGGGGGCATTCACGGGGGCAACCGTGACAGGGGAATAGTTCGCTATCTTGGGAAGGTTGATCCCGTTGAGCGCCTTGTAGACCTTGTTGATGGAGTCGTATTCGGTGTCGTACTTCTTGAGGAGGAAGTCGCGGAGTGCCTTCGCCTCCTTGGAGAGATTGGCTTCCAGAAGGTCAACAAACTCCTGCGTGTAGTTCCATGCGGAGATGGGCTTTCCTCCATCGTCGAGCTTGCCGATCATATGCCGCCTGCCATCCTCCTGCATCCAGAGCATCGTCGCGGCGACTGCCTCCATCTCGGAGAACTCCAGATTGCTCCAGCGTGTCCCCTCAAACGGCTTGAGAGACTTCTGCGCCATCTTCCAGCGGAGTTGTTCCCCCTTGAGCTTGTCCTTGCCGGCAAGCCCCGCAAAGAACTTGGAAATCTCGTCCATCTTGGACTGCGTGGCGTCTTCCTTCTGGGAGTTGGCGTTGCGCTCACCATTGGCTAGGCGAGTCGCAATATCGGATTTTTCACCAAAGAGGACAGAGACGAACTGATCCCATCCGATAAGGTTGAAGTAACCCTTCTTGAACTTGCCCTTCCAGCCATTCTCCTTCTTGTCGGCCTCCTGACGCTCGGCTAGGACACCCTCCTTGCCGGTTGCGGCGATGGCTTCCATGCGGTCGGCTTCCCGTTGCTCCTTCTCCTGCGTCTTCTTGAGAATGAAGTTGTAGTAACCCTTGGCCCAAGTCTCCTTGAGCGTAGCGATGGCATGGGCCTTGGCGTTGGAATCCTTGTTCCTCCACCCCCCGACTAGACCGATCAAGTCGGCCTCGCGGATCAGGCGAGCCTCATCCGATGGGGATAGATCCTCGGAATCAATGCGTGAATCAATCGCGGCAAGGTGGGCGTTGATCTCCTCGGCACTCCACCTCTGGGCTTCCTTGACCTTGGCAAAGAGGTCTTGGATGTCGGCGCCGATGCCCTTGGGCTTTTCACCTGGCTTGTCCTTCTTGGGCTTGGCCCTCTCAAAGATCCTGTAAAGCTCCTCGTCGTATTCGTTGGAGAGGTATTTCTCCAACTGCTCGTCAATCATGCGGACGCGATCACGGAAGAAGTTGGCGAGGAATGTGTCACCAGTTCCCCCACGGGCTAGGACTCCAAACCCTCCGACCTTGCCGCGAACCTCTGCCGGCAACTGGCGCAAGATGACCTCTAGCTCGGCAATGGCTTGGATGAGCTTTGCCCTGCGGATCTTCTCTGGGGCTGCGCCTCCCTCCTTGAGTGCGTCTAGGATGTCCTTATTCTCTGCGAGGACTGCCTTAAAACGCTCCTTTGCCCTCTCGTAGAGTGCCATGCGCCCCTCGGCAAACTGGGTCGTATCTGCGACTGCCTTGTTGACGCGATCAATTTGCGATTGGGATTGGATGGAAAGGGAGGTGTTGACAATATCGGCCTCTGTGCGAAGATTTGAATTGCCGCTTTTGGTCGCCTCTTTGGGCAATTGGAGCCCTATAGACTGCGACCATTGGCGGCCTTTTTGTTGGTTTGCATACAGAAGCATTCCATCCTTAATCCATCCAATGATGGATTGGTTGCTGTTTTTGTCGTAGATGCTGGCGATTCTGTTGATCTCTTGCCTTCCGTCCATTTTGTTCAAATGAACTGCGGCCAGGATATTTTTCCCTTCATGCTGTAAGTCTAGAATTACCGTGATGGCATCTGGAACTGTAGCTGACTTGAAGACAAAGATTGGATCTTTAATGGATGCAGCAACTTGCTTGATGGTTTCTAAATCAAGCCCGTGCTTCCCATCCATTGCCTTGTCTACAACCCTTGCCGGCATAGTTATTGGGAGTTGATCTGCTCCAGATAAAACCAATGGGTCAGGAGTCCTGCCACCCACTTTTATTGTCTTTGATTGGCTTTCGTCTCCGTTGGCAACAGCTTCAACCGATTTAGCAAACTGTTGCTCCTCAATTTGCTCACGGGCGCGGATGGAGAAGGACTTGTCGCCATCTGACTCCTGCTCTCCCTCAATCCTGTTGACCTCACGCTCAATCATTGAAACGTCACTCAAGCCAATCTTACCCATGAGGTAGCGTTCAAACTCGGCGTCAATCTTGCCGTCGGCAAATGCCTGATCTAGCAGCTTGGCTCGACGCATGAACTCCACGAACTCGGTGTAGAGTTTCTTCAAGAAAGCGACGAAAGAGGAGGGGAGGTTGGTCTGGTCTATCTTGTTATGGGCGAAGTCCATGGCGATCTGCGCCATGCTCTCTCTGACCTCGGCATCTGTTCCAAACTTGTATTTGGCAACGCCGGCAGCAGTAGTCTGACTGACCCATGCACGGGCCTGCTCCTTGGTGATGCGGCCCTCGGCAATATCAATGTCAAAGATGTTGTGAACGATCTCCTCAAAGGCAACTTCTACGTTGTGGCCTTCGTTCAGCTTCACGAAAGCCTTGTATTGCCCCTCGGCGTATCGAGTGATCCAACTCTCTCCGTGGATGCGCAGCTTCGCTATCTCGGCGGGATCGTTGCCGTGCGCCTTGATGCTGGCCTCTATTGCTTCAACCATCTTGGTGTCGCCTCTAGCCTTTGCGTCATTGAGCAACTGCTCCGGGGTCACCTCTCCCCCAAAGATAGCCTCAAAGTTGGGGAGCTTGGCTTTCCTCCAATCGGAGTCCAGCAAGTCGGCAACGAGGTTTGCCTCATTCTTGATCTCGGCCTCGCCTCTATCGGCAATGATGGTGACTGCTTCCAGTTCACTTGCTACACGGGCGACTTCCTTGCCGGCAGGGTCACGCACGATCCATTCGCTTGTGCCGTCTGCCTTGGTATTGACCTCAACGGTGTCGCGGGGTCTATTGGCCTTTGCCTCTTCAATACGGGACTCATAGAGGCTCTTGCCTGCTTCGATATCCGACTCCTTGCGCTTGCTCCACTCCTCCTCAATCCGCTTGTTCTTTTCCTCAAGTGAGGATGCCTGATTGATGTAGTCCCTCTGTGCTGGACTGAATCCTGCCTCCTGCAACCTTGCGTCTGCCAACTGCAAGGCGGGGTTTTTCAAGTCACGATACGTCCCGATACCTCCACCGATGAGGGCGAGGGGAAGCACGGCAAAGAAGGTCTCGGCCCTGCTCCCCACATAATCCTTCATCAGCGCACCGAAATCCTTGTCGGGCATATCCTCGCGGAGTGCTGCCGCCAGAGTCTCGGTGAGTGGGGCGATAAGATCCTGGGCGCCTTCCTGCAAGTTCTGCTCAAGCACCTCAACTCCAACCGTGGTCAGCACCCGTCGAATCCCGTTGTTCTTGATGCCATTCAGTAGTCCACCAAAGACGGGGAGCTTTCCGTTGATCGCGCCCAACTGGAGGCGATCCAAGGCGGCATTGCCGGCGCCCTCCACAAGCGAAAGCCCCTTGGCAAAGCTAGGATCAATGTCTGGGTTCTCCAATATGATGCGGTCATACTCCTGCGCCTGGTATGCAAGCATCCCTATTGCGGGGTTGATCGCTACGGGAACCATGATCCCTAGTGAGCCGGCTAATCCGTAGGCTCCACGCTCAATCGCGGAATCCTCAAACACCGGCCTAATCGGGTCAACGCTGCTCTTGGCTACATTGCGGAGTTCGCGGATGACGCCGAAGGTTTTGAGATCCTTCTCTGCCTCTGCCTTGAGGGTTGCCACCTCTTCGGGAGTGGCTTCCCGTCCCGTCATGTCAATGTTGATTGCGGAACCTACAACTGCCTGCGAGGGTCGGAATACATCGTTGAGGGTGGGGGTTCCCTCCCTCCTGCGTAACCATACCTTGCCCGTGGCGAGTGTGTCGCGCATCTCGCGGAAGGCGTCCTCTTGTAATTGCAAGGTTCCCTGCGGAATGAAGTCAAACCCACGGGAGAAGGACTGACCCATGTTGATCGCAAACTGCTCAATCCCTGCCCTGTCAATGTGACCGGCCTCTGCCGCAAGCCCAATGTAGGAGTAGACTTTCTGCCTCTCCTCCGGGGTCGAGGAGGACAGATGCTCGGCAACTTGGGCGATGCGCTCGTCATCGGCCTTCCCCTGCGTGAAATCCATGAGGGCGGAAAAGGTCTCGGCTCCCCTGCCTCGGATGCTTTCGATGTCCTTGAGCGTCTGGTTGTAGACCCTGTTAGCCTGTGCGTGGAAGCCGGCATCACCTCCGATGAGGTCTTTGTGCTGCTCCTCCCATTGCTTCACATACTCGGTGGGAAGCCCGACCATTGCTCTGTTCTTGCCCATGCCGGTATCTTGGAATGCCTTCAAGACCACATTGCCGTAGAGTTCGTTGAGTGCTGTGTCCTTGTCCTTCTCCTTCACGAAATACTCCGAGAGCATGGAACGATACTCACTCTCTGACTTGGGTGCCGGCTTGTTCAGCTTGACGGCAATCTGTGCCTTGTAGTCCCCGTACTGCGTGGCGTCCAACTCGTCCAGGGGCTTGCCCATGAGGGCGGCAGTTGCCCTCCAGTTCACCGTCATGTCGGTGTAGAGCTTCGGGTCAATCAGGGCATTGGCCTGCGTCTGGATGCCTGCCATCTCCTTTGTCTGGCTTTTTGTGTCGGGGAGAATCTTGGATAAAAGGTCAACTTCCTTCATCCTTTTTCGCTCATTTTCTAGGCGCTGCCTCTTGTTCTCCTCCTCATCCACGGCAATGCGGTCTGCCATCGAAGGTTGCTGAAGAGTCTGGTCAAGGGCGATCCTGTCAGCGAATACGGGTGCCTGCTCCGGGGGAGGGGAGGGGTCTTGTGATGTTAGGGAGTCAATATCAGACATGAAGGTAGGCGCTAAACCTAAAACCCAGCGTAAATTAAATCAATCGGAAAAGGGTTATTTCTGTTGACTATATAAACATCGCGGGTTCTTCTTGAATGAACTCGTCATGGTCATTTATTCCGAAAACAAGAGTAAGCAGCAAATACTCCACAAAGATCTACTGATTCAGTTCTGGAATTACTTCCTTGAAGATGATTCCGTTAAAGGGGGAAACAAAATCAAAAGGGAGGCGCTAAAAGCCAATGCTCAATCTGGGCTTAAAAGCCAGCAAGAACGGCTACGCAAACTGAAAGAGTATAGCCAATTTATCCTTGAGTCGCCTAAAGAAACGGTCGAAAAAAGGCAAGATTTTGATCGCCTTAAAAAGACCCTGCACAGGGCAAATGCCGAGATAAACAAGAAGTGTTTTGTGTGCCTTTCTCAAGCCCATTGCCGGCATCACATCATTCAGCTACAGCACGGGGGGATGAATCACAAAAAGAACATCGTTAGCCTGTGTAACTTCTGCCATGCCAAAATACATCCTTGGATGTAAAAAACACGGTTGACGCCACCCTGTTAGCGGGTCGATATTGGAACCATGAAGACGACGATACTCATTGCGATGCTTCTGGTTGGGAATGCGGTGGCGGAACCTATCTTCACGCCAGAAGACATCCGCAGAAACATTGCGGAGTTTAAAGAGGGGTGTGATCGTTTTAATTCTGGCCCCCAAATGTCGGATACGATTCGTTCAAACGATGAGGCGGCTTCCCCTATGAAGGTGGATTACTCCCTCATCACTCTGCCTGATGGCAAGACTGCCTCGGTGCTGACCTTTCACTAACCGCGCCCGTCCTCGGTGTATTTCTCCACCTTGGCGACCTTCACCCCGTCGAGGGGTTGATTGCCGTCTGGTGAGTAGATGTCCACGCGACCCTTGAGGCGGCTTCTGGTGCGGTCATCGAACCGCTTCACCATCTTTTCTCCGTTGGCAAGGGTCACGACCACCTTATCCCCGATCTTGGCGCCGGTGGACTTCTCTAGGTCAGGGGAGAGGGCAATGCTTTCACCTGGAGTCAGCTTATTGTCTGCGGCTCCGATCCCACGGGCGGAGTTGGAGTCATAGTCAGCTTGCCCCGGCTTTTCGTATCCGTACTTGGTAATCTTTCCAGAAACGGGAGCCGGCTCATCTTTCTTCCTGCTCTTGAGGAAATCAAACCACCCCTTCTGATTACCGATCTCTCCTGCGGCCTGCTTTGCGCGACCGGCGGCAGTAGCTTCTTCAATCACCTTGTCGGCCTCTGCGCGGGTCTTTGCCCCAGAGTTGCGAAGCTGAAGCTCCACATCCTCCATCTGTTTCATTGCCTCAATGTTTGCCTTGGCCTTCTTTCCAGAGGAATCCTCTTTGACTTCCTTATCGGAATAGAACTTCCCAAAGACACCACCATCACGGGCAACGGCAAGCCTCTGCGTCCCGTACTGGATCAATTCGGTCTCTGGCTTGAGCTTGCCACCATTGGATGCCATCTCGTTGATCTTGGAATCAAGCGCCTTGTTGACGGCATCTCGGTAGATGGAGGGGACACTATCATTGATCGTTTTGCGAAGCTCCATAGCTTCTGTGACGGGATCATCTGATGACGGGTATGCTTTCACGGAAAGCATGGCAGACTTTGATGATGCTTCGCCGGCCTTGGTATCAAGCCACCTATCCGCAACAGCTTCCTTTAATGACTCCTTGAATCGCGGGTTCTTGATTTTTGAGAACCTTGGGTCTTTCTCTATATCCACAACCGACTGGATCTCTCCGTTTGAAACAGAAGATGAAATACTGTTGAAGTTCTGCTCCTGTTGAATCTTGGATACGTTCTCGGCGTGTTGGATGAGTTTTGGAAGTTGATCCTTGGAGATATTGGACATCTCTGGGATTTGCTCATCCTTGGCGTAGGCATCGGAAAGTTTTGCCACCCACTCATCAGGTTTGAGCGCAATTTGGGTATTAAGGGCATGAAGCTGCTCCGAGGTATTGAGTTTACTTAACGAGGTCTCGTATTGCTGCGGGGAAAGCGACGGGCGCATCTCTTCTAGTGATTTCTTGGCATCGTCAAACTTGCCGGCTTCCACAAGCAAGTTGATATGCGTTTGTTGCTTCACCATGTCTCCCGCAATTCTTGCTTGGAATGCATCCTGCCCAATCTTGACCTGATCCTTGGATGTCAGATTTAGGTAGTCGGCGTATCTTTTTTGCTGAACCGATACAGGGAGTGCCTGCCATGCGGGATCGACGTTCTTGGCTCGGAAGTTGGCGTAAGATGATGCCCATGTTTCGGGGCGCGATCTGTCGAGTGATTCCTCAAGTTGCGATTTCTGTGAATCGTAGTTGGTAGAGAACTCGGCCCATGTCGCATTGTCGTTTAGCTCCTGCTGCTTGTCGGCTAGGGTCTTGGCCCCTTTGTAGACAGCATCAGCGCCCTTGTAGATGGAATTGGCAATGGCCCCGGCATTTGCTGGGTTCTGCATTGCGGCATCATACCCACGGGCAACTACCGCCCTTGCGCCGCCAAGTTCCACATTTGGCAAGTTGACGTTGTTGACTTGCGGAGCCGACATTGAGGAAAGGTCGGGAGCGTTGGGGATATCTTCTAGTCTGATAACAGCCATATGGTTAGCGAGTTGCTTTAGCGGTGCTTGGTTTCATCATGCCCATGCCATCGGAAAGAAGGCTTGTGGCAACATCAAGGTAGCCGCTGATCTGGGCGTTGTTGGCTGCGGTCATGGCGTTGTTATAGGCGGCATTTGCCATTGCCCCACCTTCCCAATCCGCCATCTGCATTCCGTATTGGTACTGCTTCGCCATCTCTGCCTGCACCTGACTCTGGTAGGTTTCCATCTTGCCTTTCCAATCGGTGTCCAAGGCGGAGAGGTTGGTCTTGTAAGCTGAATCCATCCGGGCAAGTTGCGCCATGCCTGCATTGTGAGCCTCCACCATGAGAGGGCTTCCCGTGTCACCGGCAATCCCGCTTGCTCCGTATTGGGCCTCTACCGCACTCGCAACCATCTCCTCCTGCTGGTAGGATCGGTTAATCTGCTCAAACCCCTGTACCTCCTGCGAACGGGCGTACTGGTGAAGTACCTTGGCATTGTTGGCGGATTGCTGACTCTGCGCCATTGCCACCTTGTAGTTGAGTTCGTTCTGGTATCTGGAAATCTGCGCTTGTGCATGGGCGCTTGCTCGTTTTAGGCGAGCATTGGATCTTGCGGCATTGGTCTCGGCATCAACGCCAAAGATGCCGGCCCCTGCCTTTAGGCCACCAGTAATGCCAGCAATTATGCCGAAGGCAGACATGACGCCTCCTTTGGTTGCTTGTGCAAGCTGATGATGTTAATAGGCTCCATTTAAGAGTGATTTCGTATGCGAATTAAAGAGAAAAAGCAAGTAAGTTAGTTCTGCGTGGCCTCGCTCACCTCAAAGTTGACCACCAAGGCGGCAACCGTGAAGGGAACGGGCTGGGTCTGGCGCACATAGAGATCCACCCCATCGGCCCAATTCGATGAAGCGTATGCCCTCTCGTAGCCATTCAGCACGGGGGGCGAGGAATCCATGTTGTCGGTCAAGACTCGGCTCACCAAGGGGAACCAGTTCACGCCATCGGTGGAGAGTTCCCCGCCTGTGGACTGGTAGACCTTGATGTTCATGCGCGGAATCCTCATGCGCCGGCCCTGACTTGTGCCGTCCTGTAGGTTCGTATCGACTCGCTGGGGAACGAGCGTCGAGGTGAAGGGGAGGCCGACCAGCACCCGTGAGGCGGGAATCTGTAAAGTAATCTGTCCACCTACCACGGTCGGCTGCGAGACGATCAGCGACCCTACGGCATTGTCAGCCCATACGGAGACTGCCTTGCCCTCTAGGTGGGAGAGGCCGGTGATGGTTGCGGTAGGTGTGCCGTATGTCCGAAGCACCCCGCTATCCACATACCACCAGTTTGATTTATCTGCGGTGTCCAATGCATCACGCAATCCGAGCTTGAGCCGTTCCACATAGCGAACCGTAGCCCCGTTGATCGTGCGTCTGACCAGCAACCAGACTTCATCCTCGGCATTGGTGCCGTTGATCGTGGCGACACTCTCCACCACTCCATCGGTGATGTGACGGGCAAATCCGACGACTTGCTGTTCCCGTTCGTAGGTCATGGAGACCAACTGACCGTCTCCTCTCACAAACCACAAAATCGCGTCAGGAACCCGCTGGTAGGCATTCTCAACGATGCCTGTGCGGGTCGTATGCTCGGCAAGGGCGGTAATATCATTGGATACCCAACTCTCCGAGGCCCAGGTGTAGATGAGTTCGCGGATCTTGCGGTTCATGCGCTGGATATACAGCACCGTGTCGTTGATGATCTGCGCTCCCAGGGGTGATGACCCGTAGTGGGACTGCTGCCGGACATTGACATTCGTCGGGGTGATCGGGCGGGTCTGGTCACTCGCCTGCATCGACCACTCGTCAAGGGTCGTGCCAATCAGGAGGGCGCTCTTGGAGACAAGCCATTGGATCTGACCTCCCGTGGTGGAGGCCAAGGTGAAAAACCATGAGTCGGCGTCATAGGCACCCTGTCTGAAGTTCTGGAAATCATTGCTGTAGCTACCCCATAGCGAGGAAGGATTGCTTCCTGTGCCGGCATAGATGATGCGACTATCGTGGAGGGCAACAGCGGCAGGGTAGCCTTGGACGGCGGAGAAAGCTCCCTCCCTCCATTGCGAGGTGGCGCCTGTCCCTCCAAGCGACTTCAGCACCCGTGCCGTGACAGAGGTTGCGCTAGTAAATCCCGTGATCCTGACTAATCCCCGAAGAGTCGGGTCAAGAGGGGTGAGCATGGCCCTTGCGTTTGCAAGCGACACGGTTGCCGCAGAAAGCGCCCCCGTTGGGATGGAGTTGATACGGAACTTGATCGTGCTGCCGGTGGTGCCACTCAAGCAGACCCATGTTCCGTTGAGGCAGGCGTTGACTCCTGTCTGCCCAGAGATGGAGATGTTGCTGTTAGCGTCCAGCCCATGAGCAACGGTTGTGGTTGCCGTGATGCTGGCACCGGCATAAGTGAAGGTTGTACCCGTGAGGTCGCTTGTCCCCGTAGATGCGTTGCTGACGGTCATGCGGAAGAGAGTCCTGACATCCTCCTCTCCGCTGGAGGTGGCGTTGTAGTCGGCCTCTGATCTGTAGGTTCTGGAAACCGTCCATGTCGTGCCGTTGTCGGTGGACTTTTCCAAGTCAAGTTGTGCCGTCCATGTCCCGAAGGTCTGGAGCGACCATTTTCCTAGAACCTCAATGGTTCCGCTTGTGCCGTTGGAGGAAAGCCCCCTGGTGATTAAAGTCGTCGGGTTAGGATGAGCTAGTTCAAAGTAGCTCCCGACATGACCGGCTTGAAAGATGCCTGTGGATGCGGTCAGGGTGATTGCCGTTCCCGTGGTCGCAGAAGGCGTGATCGTCGTCGTCGTGACGTTCTGATCGAGCATCGGCGCCCAGTTATTCTTGATGGAGGGATCTCCAAAAGGAACCTCACCAATCTGCCAAGAAGTATCTGACAGGCGGCGGAGACGCTGCGGCGGGTAGGAGGGATGGGAAAGATAGACAAGGTTATTGATCTGGCAGACTTGGACGGCCCGGAGGTCTGCCTGTTGGTAAGGGTGGACGGGAGTCAGGCCGGTTGTGTTGTTGAGGTAATCGACTTGGACTGCCTCGACGGGAGAACCGCTGGAGGTAATCAGCGCACCATTCTTCCAGAAGCGGATGTAGCCCACACCCAACTCCATGACGATGTGGTTGGTGTCGGAGATGTCGAGACCGATCAGGCGGCAACGGGTAGCCGATGTCTTTGCGGCCCCAAGGTACTCTGTGCCTGCGCGACGATTCGCCGGCCCGTAGGGGGTAATGATGAAGTTCTCCAGTACCTTGCAGGAGTTGCGGTATTTGTCCAGATTGGTGCGCGACTCCAAATACGGAGACCACTCGCCAGAGTTGAACGATGAGATTAACTGACTAATCATCAGTAGATGCCGTTGTATCTGGACTGAACGAGGTCGCTGTTCAACCACATCGGCTTGCGGCGAGGATAGGAGTCCTGTGCGTCGATCCTCCGGGCTTCCCCAAGCATCTGCTTGAAGTCCTGCTCAAGGCGCTGCTTGATGTCCATGCTCCCTCCAAGTGGCTTGGCGAGCTTTGCGGCAATGGCGAGCGACAGTAGCTCCACGAACATCGGGTCAAAGAGATTTGGGTCAACGGCACTCTTGACGTAGGTAATGTATGCCGTGCTTTCGTCGGTCAGGAGCTTGTCACCGATGATGTCGAAGTTGCAGTATGGCTCATTGGCTTGGAAGGCGTTGAGCGTCAGGATACGGGCGAAATCAGAGGGCAACTGGTAGGAGTAATCCCAATCAAAGGGGGGAGGCGTGGAAAGCTGGGCAAGTTGGGTCATCCCCACGGCCCAATTCCAATCGTGCATCCGAAGAAGAGAGGCAAGCGTCGGTGCGTAGTGCAGCTTGCAGAACCGAGCTTCGATGCTCGGATCATCCAACGACATAATCATCTGATCGCCAATTTTCGAAAGGGCAAGATTGCAGATGGTCGTGGAATCCATAGTTTTTCGAGTTGTTAAAAGAAAGGGGTGAGGCCGCCTTTAGTGCAGCCCCACCCCCAACTTGTGAGGACTTACTTGGTGGTGTCGGCCAGGATGCTCACGACACCGTTCTCAAGGAGACGGGTCGCACCGAGAACCGCTGTGCTGCGGATCTGGAGGGCATGGCTCTGGGTGGGCAGAACGTCCATGTAGGACTTCTTGCCGCCATCCACGACGACTGCCGCATTCTTGTGGTAGGCCACGCAAGTGCGGACGTTCGAGGCGACTCCAAGCTGCTCGGAGCGAACCACCTTGAATCCGAGGAACTGGTCCACATCACCATCCACGAGAGCGCGGACAGAATTGAACAAGTTAGACGTAACCTCCGTAGTACCAAGGAGATCTGAAATCTCTTTGGCGCTCACGATGAGAACGCGATCCTCTGCGGGGGCTTCGTTCGCATCAAGGATGCGCTTGGCCTCGCGGAGCTTGCCGATGGTGAGACCGCTGTTGGTAGCGGTTCCGCCGGCAGGGACGTAGTTCACAGCGACCGACTGTCCTGCGGGGAGGGCAACGGTGGTTGTGGTGTTGTTCAGACCAAACCCAGCGGAGGTGTTGGCGGTGTTGGTGATCGTCGCGGATGCGGTGAGGGCATCGATGAGGATCTTGTCCACCAGACGACCGTAGGCTGCGGCCTGCGACTGCATGCACTCCGAGGTGGGCAGGACAACGCTTCCAAGGAAGAGGTTGTCGAACTCCGAGAAGATGTTGGCGATGTCGTAGGGGACGGGGTAGGCCCAACGGGTCGGCAGGGTGCTGTTGCTCTGGGGAGTGGCAGCATTGCGGGTCGTGACCTGGGACATGGAGGTGAGTCCATACTGGTTGAAGCGGACGGCTGCGCCCTGCGCGGAGACGAACTTGGATTTCTCTTTGAGGCGGCTCTCCATTTGCTGAAGCAAATGCTCCCAGTTAGTGGAATATTGGATGGAATAGTGATCGGGGATCTGAAGCATAATGTTAGGGTGTTAGGGGTTGTGTAGGATACTTACTAAACCGAACAAGAGGTTGCCCCTTACGGGATCACTTAACTTCGGGGATGACCAACCTACACAGATCCACACCTAGCAATCGCTAGAGGGGTTGCCTCTCGGTTTGTCTATTTCAAGCAACTAACATCACTCACCTAACCAGTCAACGATAATTCGCACAAAAAGATTGCGGTTTTTGAAATGATTTGTAGAGTCCTACTTGGAATCAGGCGAAGCCCGTAACACGGACAAGCATGGTTCCTCCTTACGGATCGGAATAAAACCGTATAGCCGAAGGATAGGCGATAGGTCGCACATTAGCGGGCCGTCCTCAACAATCACCGATTCGTCTAGTGGGAAGATCCCCGTCTTTACGGGGAGACGGAGCGTTCGATTCCTCCATCGGCTGATTGTCACCAATCATTGACAGGAAACTAAAGTTGCCGATAGGCGACATTAAGGCCGGCAATGGAAGCTATAGCTGACATTGCCCGGTCAAGTTACTATTCAAAGATAGTGGAAGCCACTTACTACCAATGAGTAGTACGCAAGCAAGAGTATTCGATGGTTCGCATTCAAAAGCAAAACCCCCACCAGTTTCCCGGTGAGGGCTTCTTGCGTCCAACCAAGCTAAAGATCAGAAGGGGATCAGAAGTACTTTCTCTCTTTCTTTGACATGATGTTCAGCGTGATGCTTTACACATAGCCACCTGACATCAAGGGGCTTGCTGTAGTCATCGTGATGGGCTTCCACATCATTACTGAAACAAACTTCGCAGGGTTGCTTAAAAAGCCTTCCATCTCGGATGGCGTTTGAAACTGCTGTGTGTGCCTTCTTTTTTTCTGGATGTTTTTCTGAATATCTTTTGATGTATTCAGCCTTTTGTGCGGGATTAGGGAACCTTACATCTCGCCTTGCTTTGATTCGGCATCGCTCCCTCTCTTTGAGTACCCATTGGGGATCATTCTTCTTTAGAAAAATGCGTTCAGCGACATCTTGCCGAGTACAGGATTTGCACTTGTTGAGATGCCCGTCTGCCATTGCTTTGTGAGTGTAGAAGCATTCAATGGGCTGTTCTTCTCCACACTTGAAACAAGTTTTGGTCATCAGAATGGGATGGAATCTCCATCATCTTCGTGTTGCTTCTGGTAGCCGTTGGCCTTGGCCTTGTTGTGGGCGACCAAAGCAGGGGATGGAGGGTAGTCATCACGCCTTGGGGAGTTGGCATAGCTTCCCCCTGCCGGCTTGTCGGTGATGGAGATGGTCAACATCTCCTTGCCTGACTTGCTCATCTTCTCCCATGCGGCGATCTGGTACTCGATGCCTCCGAGGGTCATCTTGCCTGACCACTTGGGGGCTTTCGGGTTCTCGCTCCCCTTGAGGAAGAGGACACCTTTGCGTTCGTTGTCGTATTGGTTATCCATTTTTCAGAAGGTCTGCGACCAGGGTTGCGGTTTCCTTGTCTCCACTCTTGTAACGGGTGTAGAGGGAGTTCTGTGGGTTGGTCATGATGTCCATCGCACGGGCCTTGCCTGCCATCATGGTTCCTGCTGTGTCCGAGTTCACGATCTTGTCGTCACTCATCATTCTGGCGAGTCGGTTGAAGGCGAGGACAACAGAGGGATCAGAGAACCCCTTGGAGTTGACATCGACACCGGCGACTTGGGCGGCTCGACGGGCAACGCTCAACTCGACATCGTACTTGTCTCCCCACGCTTCAGCGAGAGCCTTGCGACCGGCTTCCATTTCGGCTTTCTGCTGGGAGGCTGCGGCTTCGGCCTTCTGCGCTTCAAATGCCGCATAACGGGACATAAGGGCGTCCATCTGCTTCGGGGTGATCCCGTTCTGATGGGCAAGGGTGTTGAACTCCTTGGCAACGTTATCGTCCCATTCGTAGCCGGCAGGGAGATCCTTCGGGCGGAGTTGGTACGCTTCGGGCGATTCGGGGACACCGAGTTTCTTGAGGAATGCGGCCTTCTCTTCGGGAGTGGCCTTCTCGTCAGGGATCAAGATGGCGTCGGCCTTCTTGCCTAGCATCTTCTGCTGGCTAACGAGGGTCTTCAAAGCCCCGTCGATGTCCTTAAACTGACCGAGGATCTGCTTGTGTTCGGCTAGTTCCTTGGGGAGCCGGTCAAGCCACCCTTCGGAAAACTCTCCCTTGTCATTAACCCAAGGCGAGGTTGAGGCGGGTGCCTCTGGTGCCGGGTTCGAGAGGAGGTTATCCCCAATGGGTGAGGGGGTGCTAGGGGGCGGGGTGTTAGCCTGCTGACTTAGCAGGGCATTCCCGTCCACGGGGTCTGCGGCAATGGCATCAGATGTAATCATTTAGTCGATTTGGTGTGTGGGTGGGTAGTCGTTCGGGATGCGTTCGGAATATCTTTCGATGAACTCCTCGCGGGAGTGCGTCTGCTTGAACCAGAGGACGTATTCGGGTGTTAGGTCTCCCAGCAGGGGGGATTGCTCTGGTTCAGGTAAATCAGTCTCGCTTGGGGTCGGGTTTTTTCGTGGTCTCGCCATTGTTGTGTTTGATTGCAATCGCCTTCATGTGAAGCAGGACGCTTCGTTGCCCGTCCCTGATTGCGGCTCGGATGGGGCAAAAGTCTCCCTTGCTGTCGGGAAGGAACGCCTGGGCATTGATGCCAAAGGCTTTCTCTAGGTCTGCAATGACGAGCTTGCCGGCATCGGTCTCAAAGTAACCGTAGGCAGCGGCAATGCGTTGGATTTCTAGGTCTCTGTCAGTAAGTGTCGGCATAGTCGGAATGGTTGAAGGGTCGTTACATCATGGCTCCCATTTGGGCTTGAACGCCTTGGACAAGGGCGGAGTCACCTCGGATGCCTCCCACCTTGGCGGCGACCTCTGCGGCGTGTTGCTGGGCCTGCATCTCCTGCATCTGCTGCTGGGCCTGCGCCCTCTGCTGGCGCATCTGGGCGACTTGCTCCTGGGGTCGGAGGTATTCGCTATCCATGCCAGAGGCTAGGGCGCTTTCCCTAACCATGCGGTCGGTGTCGAAGTTGTCGAACACGGAAGGGTCTTGGGTGACAGAGGCAAGTGCTGCTGCCCTCTGAACGGTCGCATCGGTGGCGCCTTGTTCCATGTTCTTCACGGCAAGGGCGATCCTGCTGTTGAAGTTGACCTTGGGTTCGGGGATAAAGAGTTCCCCCGTTGGCGACTGCTGAATGAGCGCTTCCGGGGGTGGGGGGAATGCACCGTTCCTTGCCAAGATGCCGTAGACACGCTGAAGGAGGGGGGTAAGCAGTTCGGTCGTGAGACGGGAGAAGGTGGGCGAGAACTGGGCAAGGCGCTCGGCATTACGGGCGTTGACTTCCGTTGCGGTCATGCGATTCGGTGCCGCTGACTCCTCGGCGCTAAACATTTGGAAGAGGGGAACGCTGAAGGCTTCCTTGATGTCGTTCTGCTTCTGCGCGACACGCTCCAGACCGATGTCATAGCGACCCTGGGTAGCCCATTCGATAGGACGGGCATTGGGATCTGCGGCGTTGAAGTAGGTCACTCCGCCGGCTCGGAGGTCGATGGAAGACTCCAAGGAATCGGGAGCGAGGATGCGAGGGAAGGCGGCAAGTTCTGCCAAGGCATCCATCTGCTTCTGAAGGAAGTTCAACTGCCTCAAGTCAGGCATCGCCACCCAGGAGGGAGACCACCCGTAGGCCGACTTCTGCCATTTCAGATACCTCGTAGCCATGAAAGGCAACTCGTCATATCCAGACTCACGGAGAACGTGCTTGGACTTCTCCTCGACATAGCAGGAGGCGATAGGCTTGTTAGGCCCATCATACTTCTTCTTGTCACGCTTGCCTTCCTCGCGTGGATAGACTCCGTGGATGATGTGCCACTTCTCGTCCATGCCCTTGCTAGAGGGGTCGTTGTAGCACTTGCGGACGGCATCGGAGACGTTATCAATCCCAAACTGCTGGACAATCTGGCGGGTGGTCATCTCAAGCCGGCGGAACATCGTGTCCACATAGCCCTCGTAGTTCTCGGAGATGCAGAAGGTGCCGACATCGACGTTGGTGAAGGTGATAGGCAGCTTCTCTCCCGGTTCCACGAAGAGGACTGCGGAACCAAAGCATCCACGGTCTAGGTAAAGCTCATGGATTGCCTGGTGGAAATTGGAACGAGCCAGCGTCTCCATGACGATTTCGGTCACCTCGGCAAAGTATTCCTGCACACCGTCGCCATCCTCGATGTCGCTAGGAGCATCAAAGCTGCACCAACGGGAATCTGCCGGCGTGATATAGGACATACACCCTGCGGCTAGGACTTGGTTAGCCCTGACGCCTGTCGAGTCGTACAGACGGGCCTCACGCTCGCTGTTGGGGGTGACAGTCGTCGAGAGAATGTAGCTCTTGCGGGGCATCACTAGCTCCGCAATCTGCTGCCATTGGGACATCCAATAGTTGCGATCTGCCTCCAGCTTGCTCCAACGGGAGACGATCCCGGCGGCAAGCTCACTCTTGCTGTTCTCCTTTTTGGGAACAGCTAACTCGGCAACAACATCGGATGTCTTCGCCATGCGTGATTAGGAACCAAGCAGGGAACCGCTACCCGTGGCGCTGTTGGAGGACTCGGCTTTCTGTCCGTCCTTGAGCAGGGAAGCCTTGAACCCAAACCGACCGGCGTTGTTTTGAAGGGCAGACTGCTGCTGTGCCGCTACGTCAGCGGAGGAAGCAGTCGGAGGTGGTGGCGGGGGTGGTGGAGGTGGAGGCGGAGGGGGGATGTTGATCTGCGGAGGAGCAGGAGGAGGCGGAGGAGATCCGCCCCCCTTGTGGAGCGCCAAGGTGGGCTTGTTATCGTACTTCTCCTTGGGGAACGGAATGCCGCCGGCAAGTGCCAATTCGGGCGTGAGAGCCGAAACTAATTCATCGAAAAACGATTCAATCTTGGAAAGCATTAAGCGGAATTAACATCCGCGTACTAACTTGGCAAGAGGAATTATGCAAAGAATCGCTCGGTTCTTTTATGGATTTCTTCCCATGTGTAGAACTTTAGGCGATTTCTTTTCTCGAAAGCTACCCAAGGTAACTGGACATCTGCCGCTTCAAAGGCCCTTCGTATATTGCCGGCGTGTAAGTAGACTAACCAGCAGTCAGGGTTAGCGTGTTTCACCCAGGGATTCACGATGTCGGCATGAGGTGCGTCCCTCCTAACTTTGCGCCCCATGATGAAATACTGATCGGTGGAGTGAACGTGACCATTGAGCAAGTGAGCCTCTAGATCCTCGGCAAAGGTGCGCCTGCAAGGTTCCTTGCTGTAGACTAAAACCGCTTTTTCTACGGGTAACATTAGACTAGCCCCTAAAGCCCATGATGACATCCGGGCGACCCATTGGCCTCGGACGCCTTGCTATGGCAGTCCTGTCAACGACAAGCCCCGCCTTGATTGCCTGATGAGCGAGGGAGAAGGAGTCTGCACTATGGGAAGACCAATCATGATTGGGTACAGAACGAATCGTGACACCATCCCGTTCTTCCTTGCTGTGATAGGCGTCGAGTGAGTCGATCCCATCCCGGCATCCTTCCTCGTTGAAGCTGATGCGAGGGAATGCGTCCAAGGCTAGGTTGATGCCATTCCAGACGCTCATCTGACGAGGCACCGGCACCACATTGGCGAGACCTCCTAGCTTCAGCGCCTCTTGCCATAGCCCTCCGTTCTCTTGAGCTGCGTCATGCGGGATGAAGTGCGCCCCGTATCGGTACTGCTTTTGCGTCAATCTACCTGCCCAATCTGCCGGCGTCTTGCAGTCATCCCCTCCCGACAATGCCTCTAGGAAGTTGATGCGGTCCCCCACCATCTGCCATATCCAGCAGCGTTGATTGAGAGGAGCGCCTACGTCGAAGGAAGTGTAGACGGGAGCCTCCTTGAACCAGAGGACATCGTTGCTGATGCGCTTGGAGTCTCTAGCCTCTGAAATGCTCTTGGAGTAAATTGCCCCAGGGCGACCAATATCAAAAGATGTCTCGTACTCCTGCTCAAAGATATGCTTTGGGGTGCCTCGCTTGATGTCGGCAAGCTCTTGGGGATCAAGGATGCCCGACTCACTTGCCTTGAGTCGCAATGTGAACCATGAGGGGTCTAGCAGGGCAGCTTTGTAGAGACGCCAGAAATTGTCGCGGCCCTTGGGGGTTCCAATCATGGTAGCCCATCCTTGATAATCAGATAAGCAGGGGCGAATGACCGCATACCATGCCTGCGGGTCAATATCGGCAAACTCGTCAATCACTACCCCGTCTAGGTAGATGCCTCGGAGACGTTCGTATGCTTCCCCGGAGTAGAGTCGGATCGTCGCCTTGTTCGGCAGAGTCACTTGAAGGTCGGCCTCGTTGACCTTCACCTCTGGGATCTGTGCCGTGAACGACTTCAGATAGCCCCATGCGATGTCTTTGGTCTGGTCACGGGTCGGAGCAAGGTAGGCATAGCGAAGCGCCGGCCCTTCACGCTTATGGGTCAATGCCCTGTGCAGGAGGTCTTGGATGCAGCCAAAGGTCTTGCCGCCCCTTCGATGGACAACGAGACAAGCCCAACGCTCCTTGCGCTCAAGGTAGCCTCGGAACTGATCCCGTGGCTCCAGTTCAATGATGATTTTGGGCTTTGCCACCTATTTTAACGATGATGTCCATGCCTCCGTTGATCTCTACCTTGTCGGGTTCGTTCCATCCCTGGGCCTTTGCGACCATCTCCCCGTACTTGGCGGTCACAGGATGATCGGGCGCTAGTTCAATGTAGCGGCTCCAAGCAGTTTTAAGGTACTCCTGACGCGATAGTTCTAGCTTCTCTTCAACGACTGCTCGGAGTTCTTCGACCCGTCTTGAAATGTCTTCCTTCTTTGCAAGGGTGGTCGCATTACGCCTGTCGCTTTTATAGCCGGCTTTCTTTGCTGCCTTGTCTAGGGTTTCCCCTGTAGCAAGTGCCTTGGCAAACTTCTCTTGGCGTGGTTTGAGCTTTGTCATGGATATTTAACCACAGTTCGGTTGTTTTTCTTTAGGAAGACCTTGCCTGTGAGTGGGTTGTCTCGACGCTGGATGGCGGCTATTCCTTCGCTGAACGCCTTGAAGTTATCGCGGCGTCCATCGCCCTTCCCTTGAGACCTTGGCTTATTCACGCTCATGTTAAGTGCAAGATTTTACTGATGGTGTTTTTAGCGTCAAGCCAAATGTTAGTTGGCCTCCTTCAGCTTCTGGATCTCCTCCCTGATCCTCTCGACCTCGGACTTGGCTGCGTTGAACTCACGCTCTAGCTCTCGCACCATGTAGGCCGGCACCCAGTCGGTGTTTGGTTCTGGCACCCAGGGTGAGGCGTGTTTGTCTGTGAAGGGTGTGTCGGTCATCTCTCGTAATCGCTGAAGGTTGTGGTGTCTCCGTTCCACCATAGTTTGACTACGGTGTTGGCAACTCCGCCTCGGTTCTTTGCTATGAAGACATCGGCTTCCTCTGAATCTGCCTTCTTTTCCCTGTGTAGAAGCATCACTATGTCGGCATCCTGCTCAATGCTTCCAGACTCCCGAAGATCGGAGAGCATTGGCTTTCCGCCCTTCCGTTTCTCCACCTCGCGGTTGAGTTGAGAGAGTGCAATGATTGGGATGTTTAACTCCTTTGCGAGTGACTTTAGCCCCCCGGTTATTTCTGCAATCTCAAGGGTTCTGTTTTCTTGGCCTCGCTTGCTTACGCTCTTGGCAAGCTGAAGGTAGTCTAGGACGATCAAGCCAAGGTTAAACTTATCCTTTGCCATCCTTGCTCTGGTTCGTATCGAATTGATTGAGATTTCGGAGGTATGGTCAATGTAGATTGGGAGTTGTGATATAGCCCCAAAAGAGTTGCTGATCTTTACTAGGTCTCTGCTGCTAAACTCGGCGCTTTTTATTTCACCCAATCCAACCCTTGCCCTGGAGCATATCATTCTTTGGCAAAGCTCATCTCCCATCATCTCTAGAGTAAAAATTGCGGTAGGGACGCCAGACATAGCGGCGGCTACTGCAAAATTAACCCCAAGGGCGCTTTTCCCAACAGCGGGACGAGCCGCCAAGATGACCAGTTGCCCTCCTTTAAGACCTCCAAAAACACTATCAAGTTTATTAGACCCCGTGGTGACACCCATCAGCTTGCCTTTGTTTTTAAAGTAAGCCTCCATTTTATCAATGGCCTCGGCTGCATAGGTCTTGATGTGCGTTAGACCTCCGCCCTTTACCCTAGACTTCGTGCATTCATAAGTAGCGACCTGAAGTAGCTCTGCCCATTTGGTTGCGTCGATTAGCCCATCATCAAACTGCTTTTGAAGTCGGGTAGTCTCCACCCATAGCCGGTAAGAGGAGAAATTATCCTGTAGGGATTCAATCCGTTCCGGCAACCCCATGATGGTTGATGCCGTTGATTGGGAAATCATTATCCCTCCGAAAATGTATTCAGCTATCTCCTTATTTCCAGCATTCCGAAAGTGCTGCTCCATGTACGGGGCATTGATCTGCTTGTTCTCATCAGCAAACTTGAAAATCTGTTCCGCAATGGTTGAGTGGAATGGAGAACGGAATGCGTCGGATGGTAGCACGGATCTAACCTCATCAACCGCTTGCTTGGGCCATTGAAGCAAACTGCTCAAAATCCACACTTCCGTCACATTGTCAGGGGCGGGTGGCTTTGGCTTGTTTGCGGCAATCCTCGCTTCATTGCGGGGCATTTGTGTAAAACTCGTGGTTGTCATTTTTAAAGGATTGTTGCGCCGGCCCAGGCATCGACGGGTTCTTGCACCTCGACTTCATCGGTCCAGCATTCAGCCTTGATCCACCTTTCGGGGTATTTCCATGCCGGCCTGAAGTCACCGTTTGCGGTTTCCCTCCACTCTCTCTGTGCGGATATTGCTGCCAGCACATCGGCAAGGGGAGGCTTTGCCTTTTTCCATTCCTTGAATGCTTTGGCCTTTTCCTTTTTTTGGGGATAAGCCTTCCAGAAGGTTACAAAATCTTCAGGATAAACAAACGGAGCGACAGCGACGGTTTTCTTTCTCTCTGTCTCTGTCTCTCCCTCTCTCTCTGGGATAGCAACTTGATAGCAGTCTGCTAGCACCTCGCTAGCTTCGGGTTCTGCTAACTCAAAGAAGCCCCTTTCAATCAATGACTTAACGCCATCCTCAGCCTCTTTTGCTGTGATCCTTAAACGAAACATCAACTCCTCGACGCCGGCATCAAATGTGCCGTCCTTTGTCTCGCTTGCTAGCAACCAAAGCATAGGTGCTAGCGCCTTGCTAGCAAATGGAAGGAACATGAAGTCCTTGTTGTTTAAAAGATCCCGGTGCAATTTGATCCACGGTGGGCAACGATCATTGTAGTGCTGGAACTTTTTCCAGTTTTTAGGTCGCAGCTTCACTTGCAGTCCTCCTTAATTCCGCGAAGCATGATGCCATTGATTCCATTCTGGATGGACAGAATTGCCCGTTGGAGGATCTGAATAATGTCTGGATCTTGCTCTTGCTCGAGCATTCCTAAGGTCTTTGCCTGAAGCCTAGATAGTTTTAGCAACTCATGTAGGTTCCCTACGGTGATTTTAACTTCTTTATTTAATGGGTCTGATACTGCGTCTTTCATGATATAATCAAAAAGAAATCCCCACCCCAACTCCGGTGAAAATTGCCGCAAACAGGCTCGGAGACAGGGTGGGGACTAAATGGTTTTTCATGGTTTGCTTGGGCTTTTCACGACCCTTGTTAGGTGAATATGTAAGTGATGTAATATTTTTGGTCAAGCGGATATTAGATGCTCTCAATAGCTTTCTTGTAATCTTCCACCGTGGTAATGACGTTAGACTCGCAAAGGTCTGACCTCCTTAAAATGTCTAGGAAATGTCCAGCTTCAAGGATGACAAGCCACCTCCTGCCATTGCGCTTGT